AATCGGGGCCGATCCGAAGAACTTGGGAAATTTCATATCGCGCCCTTGCTGCGGTTTGTTATGTTGTAACATTAAAAGCGCAAAAGCGCTAGGGCCTCACAATGCGCGGATCGTGGGGGCAATTCTGGCTTGAAGCATATCCGACACGGCGTCAAATAGAGGGTCTAGCGTGTCATCATGCGCGGCGTTTGGAAAGGCGGACGCCTCGGCCAGGATGTCGGATAGGAACGGCGCGTTGCGGGGCAATAGGACATTGCCGCTTTCAACAAATGGCGCGGCGTCATAGGCGCGGGTTAGTTTGTCTATGTTCCGCTGTCTGGCGATGATCGGGATGCCTTCGCGCTTAAGCGTTTGAATTAGGCCCGTTCCGCTTGCCTTGTCTTCCACGTCGATCTTGCGCAATGCGCCTTGCGTTTGTGTTGCCCGATGCTTTGCCCAGAACGCGCGGGCATGGGTCAGCAGTTCAGGCGCTTCCCATTTGCCTCTAATCTGATCGAGTAGCACGGCTTGCCCGCTGGTGGATTTACCCCAACATTGGAAAACGCTATAGTCGTTTTGTTCTTTGGTTTTTAGGGCTGTGTCAGCATAGATCGCCCGCCATTCAATGCGCGGGGATATGTCGTAATATTGCCACCAGTGGTCCTTGAATACGCCACCGCCTAGCGGGGCAGGGCGTTGCATGTATTGGCCCGCGAAAACATAGGAGTTTGCGGCTTCCATTCGGCGCAATTCTGATAGCGGGAATTGATCCGGCCAGAAGCTTTCGTCGTCGGCTGTTATTGCCGGGATGTTTAGGTGATCCCATTTTTCGCCATTGCCGCCGCTCAGGAGCCATCCGCTCAGGTCCATTTCGTGCAATCGCTGCATGATGATAATGATCGGCGTGTTTGGCTTGTTATTGGCGCGGCTTTCCATTGTGGTGGAAAACCAGTCCAGCACGTTCTGGCGCATTGTGTCGCTATTGCCTTCGCCTGCCTTATGCGGATCGTCAATTATGATTGCGCCCCCGAAGTCGTCGCGCATTTTGCCAGCGCCGTATCCGGTGATCGTGCCTTCTGCGCCTGTTGCGTAGACAATGCCCCCTGCGCTGGTGCGGAATTCATCTTTGGCGTTGCTATCGTCTCGGAATTGCGTTGCCCCGAATACATCTGCGAAAGCCTCGTGCTGCATTATGGCGCGGGTTTCCCATGTGTTTGTCGTGGCAAGCCGCTTGCTATAGCTGGCGTGAATAAACTCGCTGTCGGGAAAATTGCCCATGCACCACGCCATGAAGTTCTTAACGGCGATTTCCGTTTTGCCTGATCGCGGTGGGATGTTGATGATGAGGCGGTTGCAGTATCCGCCCACCACACGCTCTAGGGCGTTGCATACGATTGAGTGATGCGGCGCTGGTTTTAGATCAACGCCGCGCCTTGTTTTGAACATGTGGCGAGTGAATGCCAGAAGGTCGGTGCGAAGGTCTGCGACCTCAGTCGGGCTTAGTGGCATGTTTTGCCTTGATCGCGTCCAGCACGGCGCTTGAGTGGTCTTTTGGCGTCATGCTGCCATCGCTGGACCTGATGTCCTGAATTGGCGCACCAAGGCCCCGATCCTCGCTGTCTTTGAGGAGTTTCAGCATTGCTGCTTCAACAAGCAATTCGATTGCGGCGTCTGTATCGCTTTCATCAAGCTTTGCCTCTACTGCCCGAAGCGCTCTGGCCCGAATGCGCATGGCGGCTTCTGCGTTAGCCATTTCAAGGCGCTTTTGGGTTTTGGTTTTTCCGGGTGCTGGTCCGTCAGGCTGTCCAAAACGTGTGTGTTTTGGCGGCTTTCCCTTTCCGACTTCATAGTCTTTGCTGCCTTCCCCCATTTGGGAACCCTCATTTTGCTGATATTTTGCACATTATAGGCGTTTTGCGCCTGTTTTACTAGTGGTCGGTTTTCGCCTCGCCCATGACGGCGATGATGATGACAGCGAAGATGCCGAAGACGATACCCATGACGCCCCAGACGATGGGATTGCGGCCTTTACGGTCGGCAATGACGCCTGCGAGGATTGCGAAGAAGATCCAGAGTGCGATAAATTCCATTATTCTTTTCTCCCGCAGGCTTTTTCGATAGCGCTGTGTATTTCCTTCGCATCATTCAATGACATGTCGAAGAATCCATAAAGTCTTGATCGCATTTCGATCATGGTTTTTACTGATTGCATCATCTCATTAATCTCACCCATTTGATCATAAAGTTCCTGCGATGTGAAATAGCTTTTTTGGGATATTGTAAGCCCTTCAACGCCATCCGTTTTGACAACGTAGCAATCTTGAACTTCTGCTACAATTTGGCATTTATTTCCGCTAGCCAAATGCACTACGGCGTCATTAATATTAAATTCCATTGTGTTTTCCTTTCGTTTGTTTCGTTTTGGTTATGTTGCGCGGCCTCGGCCCGGAATGGAGGCTCTGCCGCGCTTGCGGGGTTTGGGGCTACATGACCTCCCCGGCACGGCGCTGTGTCGCAGCGCTTATCCGCATAATCCGCTGACTTAGCCCGTCAGTCAGGGCGTGGGGTTATCCCGCTACCATCCCTTCAATTTCAAAGATGCGGATTTGCTCTGTTTCGTGTTCGTTAACGTAGATGTAACGCGGGATTGCGATATAGCCTTCTGGCGGGGATACCTCGAAACGGTCGGGCTGATCGCCTGGCTGGTGGTAGACGCGCACTTGCACGGTGATGCCGTTGATGCTGATTTCGCCTTCGGTGATGCTCATGCTTTGCGTGAGTTCATTTCGGCAATGGACGGTTGCAACGTGGCCTGTTGGCTGTTCGGCGGTGATTGTTGCGCCTGTTCCGCCCCAGAAGATTGACGCTGCGGCTGCGATTATGGTGCTGGTCATTTGCGTTCCTCCCGTTGCGCCCGTTCTTTGGCCTCGATTTTGTTCACCTCATCAAAAAGCGCCACAAGTTCATCACAGAGTTCCCCATGCCTCTGGACGTATTTCGCCGGGTCGATGTTTTCCGGGAGCGCCACAATAAGCGATTGTTCCTTGCTGATCTTTTGCTTGATCGCTTCGGCCTCGGTCGCGACGATTGCCACGGATGCGAATTTGTGGGCCTCACCAAATACCCAGGACCATGCATCGCTGATTGTTTTATCTTGCCGCGCCTGCTCGATTGCTTTGACAGCATTGCGCAAAGCGTCTTCCAAAGCCTGTAGGCTGTTGTCCTGCGCCATTTTGAGCGTGGCGCTGATGATTTCGGGTTGGGTCATTATTCACTCCTGATTGATTGGCCTTGCCGGGGTGGCATAATCGGCCTTGAGGTTGAGGTGGGTCTTGATCGCGGGCCACAGCTTGCGGATTGTGTCGATGTCGCCCGTGGCGATTGCGTGATCCATTGTGCGGAGTTGGTAGATCGTCATTCTGCGGCCCACGTTTCTGCGGGCAGGCTGATGCGGTTGACGTGGGCGTTTTCTGCGGATGTGTGATTTGTCGTCAAATAGGCCTCTACAACGCGAACTTTCGTTTTCGGCTGTGGTGGGCCGGATTTTTCCGACTTGGTGCTTTCTTGGGCCTCTGGTGAAGCCGCTAGGCTATATGTGGCGCGTTTGTCCCTGTTGAGTGTCAGCTTGCCTTTGTTTTGCAGTTCCTTGATTGCGACTGCGACTTGCGGTCGGTTGCTTTCGATTGCCGCCGCGATTGATGTTGCTGTGAACTCAGCCCCTGCGTTTTCGATTGCGGCCAGGACACGGGCTTCCAGTTGTGTCAGGCTTGTGCCTGTTGGCTTTTGTGAATTGTATGTTGGGATTGTTCCGGCTTTGTATGCGGCGGCGTTTTCGATCTTTGCGGCTTTGGCTAGTGCGGCGGCGTAATCGGCTTGGGTGCGGATGATCGGCGGCGCGGCTTCCAATTTCGGCGGTGGGGCTTTGATTGGCTTTGGCTTTGGCGCACCCTTGAGGCTTCTGGCATGTGCTTGGCCTTTTGGCGTCACATCGTAGATTGTGCCTGTTGATCGTTCTTGCTGGTTTTTGATATGGCCTGCGCTGAGAAGCCCGTCGATGATTTGGGCTAGTTCTTTCGGCTCCCGGCGCATGGCTGTTGAGATTTCCTTGTGAGTGAGGGGAACGAACTCATTGCGGCCTTTGCGATGGAATGCCCATAGGAAGGCTTTTTCGGTTGCGGTTGCGTGATCGTGGTTTGTGTATGCCGCGCGAATGAGGCCTTCGGCTTTGGGCTGTGGCAGGTAGTGTTTTTTGCACCTGAACAGGTCGATTTTGAACATTCCGGCGGATTGCTGGCGTTGGGCTTCTTTGCCTGCGCGATTGACGCCGAGGCCGCTACGGTCTGCGGCTTCCTGGCCTGTCAGTTCGATGGTGCATTCATTAGCTGCATCCCAGAACACGGCGAGGAACCTTTGGGTGATTTCTGCTGGTGTCATTTTTAACTCCCGTCCTCCCTTGTGTGAAGTGCGCGGCCCGGAAACGAGGGAGACCGTCTTGACCGTTTGGGGATCAATCCAAACAGGGGCCGCGCAAGAAATAGTATTGCTTGTATCAGGCTTGGATGCAAGCGCTATTTGACGAAAACTAGAACACAGTTGGAACCATCAACCCTAGTGCGTTTCATTGGCCTCGCGGTGACGCGTCCCCTCTCTACGAGGTTTGCAGTGGCCTCTGCGATTTCCTCCCAAAGCTCATACCCCCTCATCCTGTTAAGAAGAACCTTCTGGC